CATCATGTCCATGAGACCCATTGGCACGACAAGGAGTTCCGTGAGGCCAGTCGGGCCGGTCACCAAACGGACCAGTTCAAAGAGGGTCTGGACGGTTCGGTTAACCCCCACGTTCACAAACGTAAGGACTATGCCACTTACAAGCTCACTGTCGAGAAGCGCATTAACAATGCCACCCCGGCCGCCAACTACACTCGTATGAAAAAGTGTCCCCGCACGGACATGATTCAGGAGTTCGACCGTTTATGTGCCAACCCCCCGCAATGGACTCCTGAGAAGCACGCGATGTACATGGACCGCGCGCGTACCGAATATGAGTCTGTCCGCACTGAGGCGGCTGTGCTGTCAAAGCTGGGTTCCCATGACCCTGACCGCACCGGCCGCACCGTCGTCAACTCCCTGAAGGCCCAGGTCATTAAGAAGGAGGAGAAGCGCACCAAGTTGGAGGCCATCCCCGGGCAGATGATTTACGAGTACGACATCGCCCAAACTTTGGAGGATGCCGCCTACGCCCTGTTTTTAGAGGATGAGTTGTTCTCCGCCTTTCCCCCTAACTTCCTTTTCTATCGGCGCATGAACCCCGAGCAGTTCAAGCGCGCTTACAAACTCCAGTGGCGCGTGGGCAATGGCGTCCACACCTCCGACGTCACCCGCTGGGACGTCGGCTGCGATGCCGGGGTTCTTAATTTCGATGCCCACGTCTTTCGCCGGGTTGGTTTCCCTGAGCCCTACGTCCTGGCCTACGTCGACCGCCGTCTTCGCACGAGGTCTCAGCATGGCAACCTGCAAACCAGTCAACCCTCCGGAGATCGCTTCACGTGGACGCTCAACTCCATGCGACGTGCGATTGTTGCCTCCATCGTGTTGGCGGTTCAGCCCGAGGACACCGTCGCCATTAATGGCGACGACGAAGCCATGGACCGTTGCGCGGATGCCAAGCCTTTCCCCGACACCACGTGGGAGTTTAAGGACCAGAATGGCCCTACCGGTGAGTTTTCTGGCTTCGAGCTGGGTGGACCTGAGCCGGTCTACTCCGCTCGCGGCATTCATTACCGCACTATGATTCTAGTGTCCCGTGACCCCTCTGCCGTGGAGAAGTGGACCAACTACCTTGGACTCCTTGAACACGTGGACGACTCCTCATGGGAGGCGCTCGACGTGGCCAGGATGGCCGAGCAGTATATGCCCACTCCCTTGTTCGTCCAGGCACTCCCGGTTGCCTACCGCGCGCACTTTCCCGAGATTCAGTTCCCTGTCGTCACTTCTGTTGTGTCTTCCTGACCGGACTTCTCCGGCCTGCATTCATTTGGTCTTGAACCCTTGTTTCTCTTACCGGACTCGTCCGGCTCACACTCATTTGGTTATGAATTCTTCCCTTTTCTTCCCTGCCGCTCTTTAATCCTTCCCTGCTTTCGCTTGCTACCGTTCCAAAAAAAAAAAAAAAAAAAAAAAAAAAAAAAAAAAAAAAAAAAAACACACCACAAAAAAAAAAAAAAAATAAAAACATATATAAAAAAATGAGGGA